TCAATATCATCAAGTACACAGTTATTCAAAACTTGTTTGATTGTTGTAATGGTTGATTGTGGATCATCCGATTCACCTGTTATAAGAAATAGTTTTTCTTCTTTAACGGTGAACGGTCTAAACTTTACTTTTTTGCCTGTAGAAAATAGTTTCACATCAAAAATAGGTACGTCAATTTTAGGTAGCATTATAACCTCATTTGGTAAAAAATATTAATAAAAAATCAAGGTTCACTTGGATTGAAATTAGGTGGGAAACTAGGAGAAGTTACACCTTGTTGTTTAATGTATGTATCAGACAATTCGCTATCTGGAACTATTTCATATGTCTGATACAAAAAACTTACAGACATTCTTTGAAATGCATCATCAGCCCAAGATAATTGTTGCGGTGCTATGCTTGTTGGAAAAGCATCTATTAGTTTAACTTTATAAATTTCTCTTTCGAAACTAGAATCACTTGAATATTGTGCAACCTCAATACGACTTAAATAACCCGAATCATTACCTTTTGGAAATCTAACATTATTCGTAGATGGTGAAATAATAGAATTCATCCACAAATCAAAAAATAATTTTTCTTTATGAGAATTTGTGTTAATAAATGTTAAAGTTATATTTTGATATGTTGCTAAATAAGGAACATGATATACTGGACCATAAATTTTAACGGATTCTGTCGCAAATGATTTTCCTGGCATTTCAGCAGCTTCACATAACAAAGATAATGGCTCAATATAATCAGCTAATTTATTAACGGTTAAACGAGAAAAAATTGGCGGTGGTAAAATCTTAACAAGAAATAGGCTGCTCTTAGCCGGACCACGACTACCTTTTATTTCTGATAAAAACTTATTTGGAGAGAACAGATTAGACATTATACTTGGTTCCTAGAGTCTGAATAAACTTTGCTTGATGATGCCTTTTGAAAATTCTCCAATGGCAACAATGCTGCAATATCCCATTCATCAGCTGTTATTTCCAGAAAACGACTTTCTACATGGGTGAATAGGTATCGTTTAATGCATGGTGTTGCTTGGTATATAGCACCAGTGCTTCTTAAAAGGTCATAACTCAAACGCAATTTGGTACTAGCATCATATTTGGAATTGTTTGCAAATTCACTTAATTCATCTAAAAGAAGTATACGTTGCTTTGGGTGAATGTAGTGCAGATTCAACCCTAAAAAGCCGTCTCGGTATTGTTCTATTGGGATTACCAATGGGAACCTATCGTAATATGGCAACGTCTCCTTCATCTTTGGATCATAATAAAAAAAGTACATACGACCTATGATAGTCGAGTCTCTTGATCGTGCCTTGTCTCTTAGTATTGATTGGCGAGATGGTTTTAAATCATTGATCTTAGCCCTTAACCAGGCTCTTGCCTGATTTGTTCTAGGTTGCAACCCTGCCTTAGCAAGTTGCTCATTAATTCTTTGTAATAGGTATGCCATGGTCTATTTATATGTGGTAATCATTATATTATTGCTAACATTGCCTAATGAAATACTGTTTATGAAGCATAAGTATTGGTGTCCCTTTTTCAAGTTTAGATACCAAGATGCTTCTCCGTTAGTACCAAAAACTTCCATCCATGTTCCTGACAGAAGATATCAGCTGCTCTCCACTTCTCCTGATTGACAGCGTATGTAGCAGCTTCTTGTAGGTATCTCTTTGTTTTCTTTTTCTGAGTCGGCATCTTAGTCTGTGAGTCTGGCTTAATCTCAATTACATAAGTCATTACCAAACCATCCTTTTGCCTCATCTTGGCAATAAAATCAGGAAAGTATCTGTGCATTTTGTTGTCTACAGGACTTCTATATGGAATAACCAATTCTTCTGAGTTCCACCAGATAACCTTTGGATGCTCATCTAGCCACTTCATCACTTTCAATTCCCATGAGGAACGATAGATGATATTGGTGGAATCACCATTATATTTGCTAGGATTCTTTGGTTTGAAGAATCCTTTGGAAGTTTTGCCAAATGTCATATAAATATATAGATATCATTTTAAACACGATAGGTCAAAGATGCCTTTTTTCCAAGATTTAGAAATTTTTAGCGATGTGAATTCCAGAAATATTAATGGGCGTTTTAATATTGAACCTAGTTTCAATCGGTCTGATAATGGCCGCACGACCGGTAATAGTCCATATAACATCAATACTTTGCAATTTCCTTTAGATATTGGAAGTGCTGACAAGGGACATTACATACTTTTCAATGTGAATGAACAAAAACAAACTCAATATAGTAACCCATCAATAATCGGTACACCTACAGTAGTGGCTAATATGGAAGCTCTACAACGGACTAGAGGTTCCACAAATGTGTTATCGAATGCGGGTGGTGCTATTGGTAAAGTTGTTGGTGGATTAGGTGGTCTGGTGAGTGATTCAGCCACTAATATTGGTAAAATAGTTCCGTCAATTGCTGAAAATGCATTAACACCTGTAATTGAAGGTTTAAAAAAATCTGGTGAACAATTGGGTGATTTTGGTAATAAGATATCAGATTCTCAAACATTATCAAGTTTTTTAAGAACAATACGAAGAAGTAGAGATTCAATTGTTTTGTATATGCCAGATAAAATAAGCTATACAAACGGTCAAAGTTATGGAGAAATAAAATTAGGAGGTGAGGCAATTTCAGCATCAGGATTTGCAGCTGGAGCCGCAATGTTAAAAGATAGAGAATTTGGTAATTTGGGAACTCTCGCTGCATTTGCTGCCAGTGAAAAATTGCCATTTGGTGGTAAAGAATTGGGAGCAATCACAACAGCTGTTGCTGGAGTTGTAAAAAATCCAATGTTGGAAGTAATGTATCAAGGTGTTGCACTTAGAAATTTTAATTTTTCTTTTTCTCTTTGGCCAAGGTCTGAACAAGAAGCTATTGAAGTGCAAAATATAATTGCAATGTTAAGATTTCATCAAGCGCCAGAAATTAAAAAAAATAGTGGAGGTTTTTTTCTTATTCCTCCATCAGAATTTGATATATCATTTATGTATAATGGTAAAGTCAACCCAAACATGGATGCAATCTCAACTTGTGTATTGAAGAATATTGCTGTCGATTATACACCAAAAGGGTTTTATGCGTTTGAATCTCTTGGATCAATTGATACTCCTGAAATAGGTAGAACTGGTATGCCTGTTGGTATAAATTTGTCACTATCATTTATGGAAACACAAATTATTACTAAAGAATATTATGCAGGATATGATAATGGTAATGGTTAATATATTTAAGGTAAATTATGGCAAACTATTTCTATAACTTTCCAACAACTTACTACATCAATACTGATGATAACACCGATTTAGATGTTGTCACCGATATCACTAAGCGTATTGGATTTGAAGAAGAATTCAAAAAGAATTCAGCTGCATATTTCAAAATTGTTGTTACAGACGATGATGCTCCTGAAATCTTAGCACATAAATTTTATAATGATGTTGAAAAACATTGGATCATTTTGATGATGAATGATATCGTTGACCCACAATTTGATTGGCCAATGAAAGAACCTGATTTATATAAGTTTATTGAAAGCAAATATGCCAATAATGCTTCACCAGGACAAACTGGAACCGATTGGTCTCAATCCAACATTCAATCTTATTATAAGATTGAAACAAAAACCATTGTACAGACTGGCCAAATTACAACGGATAAAATTACTCTTGATGCCAATACATATGCCAATGTTGCAGTTACTAGTGCGACATATACATTAAAAGATGGATATCAACTAAGTATAGATGTTACAAAAGAAACTCAATCATATTTTGATTATGAAATTGAAACGAACGATGCAAAAAGAAACATCATTGTACTTAGACCAGAATTTGTTCCTATTGCAATTAATGAATTAAAAAACGCATTTACCATGAGTATATAATTATGCAGTTAAGTCAATTTGAAGTAAAGTCGATGGTAATAACATCACCAAAAACTGGTGTGTCGGTAGATATTAATATCATGTATGAAGAATTGAATATTTACGATAGTGTATTATTCAACACAATTTCTGGCAATGTTTTTATTGTTGATGCTGTTGGTTCATTAAAGGGTTTTGATTTTGATGGATCTGAATATTTATCACTAGAACTTTCTAAAGAAGGTGAACTATTTCCATTTAAAGGTATATTTAAAATATACAGCCAAGGTGATAGAAAAATGTTTTCTTTGGGAAGTACAAAGTACCGATTAAATTTTATTTCGATTGAATATATAGAATCAATACGAACAAAAGTTATACAATATTATTCAGATACTTATTCCAATATTTCAAAACGCATCTTAAAAGATTATTTGAATGTGCCAGCAAAAAAGTTCAATGGTATAATTGAACCTTCTCAGGGTATAAGAGATGTTATTATACCTACATTAGAACCATTAGAAGCTATAACTTGGTGTTCAAAGAGAGCCCTAGACTCCAACGACAAACCAACTTTTCTGTTTTTTGAAAACACAGATGGTTATAATTTTATGTCGATATCTAATATCTTTAAACAGACACCATTGGCAAACATTAATTTTTCACCAAAAAATGTGATTGATGATTTTAATAAAAATTTTTTAGGTGTAAGAGATTATGAAATTATTGACCAATATGATTTTATTGAAAGTGTTAAATCAGGTGTATATGCAAAAACCTATAGAGGCTATGATATTGCCCGTAGAACATTTGTAGAATTTAAAAGTGATAGTTTTAAGGATCAAATAGGTATTACTGCTGCTAATCCAAATAAAAACAAAACACCATTTGGTATGGATTTAGATAGGGCATATCTTTCACAAATTGTTTCCTACTTTTATAATTCAAAGCCAAAAAATAATCAAGAAAGACCTGAGAAGTGGTTGCTACAGAGAGAGTCTATTCTAAGAAACTTATTTGCAAAGAAGGTTAGAATTGAAATGGCTGGTAACTATACATTTACTTCTGGCAAATTGTTGAATGTTTTTATGCCAAAGTTTTCTGTGATTACCGATAATGATGGTGAAAGTGGATTAGAAAAAAATATGTATGGTAAGTATCTGATTGTATCAACAAGACATAAGATGACTGCACAGGGTAGAACCCACACAACAATGATGGATTTAGTTACAGATTCAACAAATTGAGAATAATATGTTATTGACACAAGGATATTTTGGAATAGGTATTGTTGAAGATAGTATTGACCCTGAAGGGTTGGGTCGTGTGCGTGTACGAATCTTTGACATTCATGGTAATGATAAACTAAAGATTCCGACATATACATTACCGTGGGCTAATGTATTACACGCTGCGAATTACAGTAGCCATTTTGAACGAATAAAAGAAAACACATGGGTTTTTGTTACGACCTTAGATGGTCAAAATGCACAGGAAATTGTGGTACTTGGTACATTCCCTGGCATTATTCCACCAAATCCATAATATAGGAAAGTTTAATGGCAACAAGAATGACAGATGCTGAAGCCGCACAACTATTAGGATATCCAAAACCATTTGACCCTAATGATCCTAAAGGCACGCCTCGTGAATTGTTAATCAATCTCAATACAGCAATTAGACCAACCTTGAAACAGGGTTTAGAAGATCAACAAGCTGGCGAAATAACGATACCTCGATTAGCTCGTGGTGTATTAACCGGAACTCTTGTTGGTGATTTGAATAATCAATTAGAAACTAGTTGCGATTGGATTTTAGAAGCAAGAAAAAATTTATATTTAAGGGATTTTATTGCAGCTATTGGAGCTGCAATAAAACAAGGTATTGTAGCAATTTCAGATGCATTAGGATTTGAACCAACAGGCATATTATCAAGAGCAATTGCTTTTTTAAGAAGCACATCAATATTTTTACAATACATTAAAATTAATTTTATAGATCCAATTATAGAATTTCAAAAATATGTGATAATATATATTCAACAGATAAAGGCTATTATTGAATTTATTAATAATTTGCCTGCAAAATTAAAAGAATTGCTCAAAAATTGTTTAAGAAAAGCCATTGCTTTACTCAATAGCGTTTTTACAGATATTCTTACCGACAGTTTGAGTGGTGAAGATGGTATTGGTGATGCTATAAGAGCTGCACAAGATGTTGCCCAAAATGTTACAGAGGTACGCACAGGTGTTGAAAATATTATTAAAAATGGATCCACCATAGTTAATGAAGTTAAAGAAATTAATTTAAATATTGATATAAATTCTGCAAGTTTTTCAGATATACTTCCATCAAAAGCTGATGTTGAAAATTATATAAAAAAAATACCTGATGCTGCAGCAGTAATATTAGCAAATCCACCACCACAACAGCAACGGAGTTCTCCTTAATTATGGCAACATCATCCGAACTAGAATCACCATCAAATAATCAATGGACAGAACCAGCATCAACTGTTGGAGTATATCCCTATAATAATACAACACAAACAGAATCAGGACATTCTTCGCAATTTGATGATACACCAGAATTTGAAAGAATCAGATTTCAACACCGAGTTGGTACATTTATAGATATGCATCCAAATGGTGATGAAGTCCATAAAGTATTTGGTGATGGATATGAAATCACTATCAAAAATAAAAATGTTTTAATTAAAGGAGTGTGTAATCTAGAAGTTGTTGGCGATTGTAATATGATAGTTGGTGGTGATTATAATCTTAGAGTTGATGGAGATTTCAATTTAACAACAAAAGGTGTTATGAAGGTTGGTGTTAAGAAAAAAATCGACATTCAAACAGATGCTCAGTTAATTTTAAAATCAACTCAACCAGCTGGGATAGGAGTACAGATTGATGGTGGAGGTTCAGGTGGTAGTATTGTAATGAATTCTAATGTTGAAGTTTTTGCTGATCTCAAAGCAACAAACTTACGAGCAATAGGCACAACTGGGTTAAATGGTAGAGTCGATGCAGCTGGTGGCATGAGTGCTGGTTTACTTGGAATACAGACACAAGGAGGCTTGTCAGTAGGAATGCCAGTTGGTGCAACTGTTCCTGGTACTGTTTTAGCATCCGTTAATGTGACTGCACCTACTGCTGCTTTTGCTTTAGCAGAAATTGGAAAAGCTT